AGATTTGATTGTGTCGATATACTTGGACAGGGGTTCGACTCCCCTCGGCTCCATTTTTTATTGTTTCCTAGCCTTGCATAACGTTGCAAAACCCTATAAAATCAACATTTATGTTTCCTGCAAAAGCACAAAATAGTATAAAACTGAGTACAAAAAGAGTACAAATTAAAAAAAGCCTACCGATTACGGTAGGCTTTTTCTATATTTATTCGTTGAAGTGCATTTGACCGTTTTCGTCAACGTACACAGCTGCTTTATTAAGCATTTCTCCGTTTTCGTTAAAGTAGTAATGTTTCCCATCAATCGTTCTAACTTCTTTAGAAATCATTCTGCCATCATTACCTACTTCACAATAATACCACTTATCAAAATATTTAATCCAACCTGTTTGCATTTCTCCAAGATTGTTAAAGTAATACCATTTTCCGTTTATTTGTTGCCAACTTACAGCCATGTATCCTCCCGGCTTTAACCAATACCAGAGCCCTTGTTTATCTTGATACCAAGTATTTTCAAGAGCATATCCATTACTATCAAATCTGAAGTAACTTCCGTTAATCTTCTCCCATTCATCCTTAGGATAAGAACCGTCGGCATTTCTATACCACCAACCCTTTTCATCTTCAACCCAACCAAGAGTACGTTGAACTGTTTCGGAGTCAGTAGAATAGTTTGGACGAATATATCCAACCATACCAGTATATGAACGTGTACGATAACGAGCTGGGCCACCCACTTCTAAGTAGTCCCAATTTCCGTCAACGTTTTGCTCAATCGTTTTGAGTGTAATTCCATCTGAATCTTCAATAACTAGGCCAGTATGTCCGTAAGGTGAACCTGGAACGGACATTACGAATATATCTCCAGCTTTTGCGACTACTCCGGGAGCTTCGTAAACGACCTCAATCCCTTTTGCTTTAGCAGAATCAAGTAAATCAATCGCATTCCCATTAACTACTATTCCAGTAGCCTCGTATATTACCTTTGCGACTAAATCCCAACATTGCCATCCGTACCAACCATCAAAATTAACACCAATATTATTATCGGCTAGATTTCTTGAAAAATTGATTGCTTGTCTTAATGTGAACATATTTACCTCCTATAAATAAAAAGAGGACTCACAATGAGCCCTCTATGATCCGTATTCTTATCCCTCGATTTTCTTTAATTCGTTAAATCCATTTACAACCGATTCAATCAACACTTTCTTGGATTCGTCATCCAATTTGATTCCAGCTTTTTCTAATTCTTTAGTTAAGTTGTCGAATGCTGCTTGGAATTTGTCTTGGCTCGCACCATGGACATCCTTGAAAATTTGCTCCACAGCATTCACGACAGTGTGAGTGATTGATTTCGCCAATTCGTAGTTCTTAGCATCCGTTTTGGCTTTTAATTCACTAGCCTTTGTTTGGATGAATCCTTTCAATCCTGTAAATGCTAAACCTACTAATACTACTAATACGCTCACTATTCCATTGATGATTGTTGCTTGTAATTGTTCCATATTTATTCAACCTCTTCCTTATTTGTTAATTTTTTTATTTTGGTTTCTTGTTGCTGCCGCATCGTTTTTAGATACGGTTTTAGTGATTCTGGGAATGGCAATCCTAACGCCTCCCAATTTTCAGCGAGCGATACTGCATAACTGAAAATAAAAAATAAGCATGTAGTCACACCTATTTCTCGGTGTCCTAATGCTCTCGCATACATAGCAGTCACAATGACTACAGCACAAACCAACGCGTGCCTTAGAAGGCCGTTTGTACTGGTTTTGCTATCAAATCTTTTCAATTTAAAAGCCTTGATGTACCCAGAAATGACATCGAAGCAAATTAACCAAAACAGAATTTGAATATATGGACTGCGCATTAATCCTTGTAAATGCATTGTTAATACATTAAATTCTACATCTAAATTTATCATCTACTACAACTCCATAATCTCTACGACAGTTTTATATTTTTTGATTTCTTCACGCTTGTTAGAATTTTCTTGCTCTAAACGTTGAATTTCATCATTTAAACTCTGAGCTTTTTGTTCTAACTGAGCTTTCTCCTCTCCGAGTTTATTAATCTCGTCTTGTTTAATTTTAACTTTTGATTCTAATGTTGCGATTTTTGTTTTAATTGTTTCTAATTCCATCGTTATATGCCTCCTAAATTTTAAATGTTATATTATCCAAATTTAACCATTTTGAATCAACATTGCCTTTTACCACTACGTTTCCTGAAGGGTAAATTGCGAGAATGGCGAGTCCGTAACTATTATTTAAACCAGTCTTGAATATTCCAACTCTAGGGCGATATCCTTCTGGTAGATTGAATATAACTGATTCGGCGTTTGTGTTGCCGCCATTACATGTACCACGAATAAATACCATCCCATCACTAGTCTTAGAATACTGAACGTTGCCGTATGCAGAATTATGTTTCCACCCTTCTGTTAAATTAGCTGTCTTCCAAGAAGTTTCTAATTCACTCGTAGAAAGTATAGCCCAATTCCTCCAGCTTCCGGATTCGCATCTTCTCATATAAATAGAATCTTGATTGAAAGGGATATATATTTGGACACAGAAATTATTATCTGCACTGTGTGTAGTCACATTCACATAGCCATAATTATTTGTTCCTACTGGATTATGCTGCACTCCATAAGCATGATAACCTCCTGCAGTTTTTAAATTGTTGAGATCGCCATTATATTTTAATGACTTGCCATCCCTAGAAGTCATTGCGAATTCCTGGATTGGCTTTCCTCTTGACATTAGACCATCTTCAACATTTAAGCTGCTATGGAATGAGACTGGAAGGAATGACTCGAAGTGCCCCTCTAACTCTGGGAATCCTCCCACTGCTGCACGATTATCTCCCCATGCCCACAGAACTCTTGATGAGCGCACGAGCAACACAGAATCTACTAAATCGCTCAGTTTATCCTGGATAACTAATCTCACATTATATGCCTTAGAAATATCATAGAACGCTCCACAGTCAATTTGACGATTAATACGTTCTGTACTCTCATTCGTAAGATTTACGGCATCAATCCATCTATTAGACTTCTTAGCTGAATACTGGATTTTAAGAGTATAAGGATTCCTATTAATTCCATCAATCACTAATGGACTTACATTAGCAACAATAGTCGCAATGATAGTCTTGTTAGTTCCGTTACCTGTTCGATTGGCCAAAAATCCAATAATCTTAGGCGCGTAGTAATCCCATACTTTGATAGTCTTCGATTTAGTGGCTGTTCTGCCGCGTGAATCAGTAACCTTTGCAGTAACTTCTAAATTACCAGCTTTATTTGCAGGAAAATCACCAGTTGCTGCTCTCACAACTAAATTATCTACTGTTAATTCAGTGGATACGATAGTTGAGCCATGAGAGCCTGCTGCATTACTTGCTTCAACTCTCATTACTGATTTATCTTTTACAAAATTACCAACAGGAATGAATTCTGCTAATTGTGCCGTTCTTTCAGTAATCGTGACATCTTCAAGTGTAGGCACGATAGAAGCAGGAACTTTAATGCCAATTCCTCTCTGATATACATCGTTTCCAATCTGGTCATTGCCTCTGAATGTACGTACACACACATCCAGCAGTCCAGTATCGCTGTTGGTGATACGTGCTGCATAATCTATTGGAACTGTGAGTTGCACGCTTGTATCGTGTCCAGTTCCTAAATCAATCCAACCGCTATCGTTAACTTGCCACCAGACTTGATGCCTAAACTCATCAACTTTTTTATTGATTGTTATAGTTACTGGCTGTCCTAATTCTGTAGCAGTTACTGAGCCTATAGCGCTTGCGCGCGGGATGTTCGTTAGTTCAAGCGTTCCACTAAACCAGTTAATGTCACCTTGATCAGCAACATTCAGAATTCTTGCCCAGAATGTGATTGTTTTGCTTCCGTCATCGTTGTGAGGAATTGTAATCGTTCCGCTGCCTAGAAGCACTCTGTTTGTGTTTCTCAAATCGAAGCTTACATACTTATTAACTACTGTCTGGCCGTTAATCGTAGCTTCTGCCCACGTCTCATTGTTTAAGTCATAAACCCAAGTACTACCTCTCTCTAACCACAGATTATATTTAACTGGTGAGTCGTTGTTCTCGATGCTGTAACCAGTCTCAGTAACTTCCATAGCAAGCTTTGCATATCCGCTACTAGTAAACTTCTCAATCCTAACCATTTACAGCACCTCCTACGTACGAAATTACAGTGAACTCATTGTTGTATCGCTCAAATATATGATTGGCAATAGTAACAGAATTCCAAAATGTGGCACTTACAATATTTAATTGTTGGCCTGAGATATAAGCTACTACACGTCCAGAATCAATAAATTCCATACGTTCATTATTGATTCGTATTTGTAATTTTTCACCATTCTTCCCAATCAACATACCGTCTTCAGAAATACTAAAATAAGTTGCAAGTGCATTAAGGATAACTTGAGATTGTTCTATATTTAACTCAACAGCTTTAGTTCTCTGTCCAAGTCCCTTAATCTCTTCCGCAGTCTCTTGAATTCTCTTATAAGACTCTTCCAAGTTACTAAATTTCCCAGTTAAATCTCTGAATGTGTCTTCTGTTACTTGAGATTTATTGATAATCTCCATGACCTTAGCGTATTGGTTAGCGTGTTCCCTATTACGATCTTCAAATTCTTTTTGAAGTCTTTCCAGCTCTTTGTCGTCTTTCTTCAAGACAGGTTCCCATTTACCATTCGTGTAAATTCTTGGCACATCCTTACCAGGTGTACTCGTATCAGTCCATAAATCTCCAACGCTTGGATTGGTTGGAGGAATTGGGCCTATTGACTTGTTAACAATGAAATCTTTAATAACTATCGAATTGCTTGCAACAACTTGATTGCCTTCGATTGCTTCACAGATAAATGTGGCTTCTCTATCAACATCATTTACATTAATTGATAACTCATTACTACCGTTTGAGTGTTGTTCATTCCACGCTGCATCGTCTGTTCCATATTTACTTACTCGTTTCCATCGATATGTAAATCGACTGTTCATTTGAATATCCATCTTGCTTACGTTAGCAATTAATTTTGTAGCTATATTGCTATTTTGAAAAACCACCCCATCAGTGGACTGAATTGTCATTACAAACGGAACGCTCGTAAAATCAAAAAGACGTTCTTGCACTAAAGTGCTTAAACGTCTCACTTTCTCGCTAATCGTATCATCTTTGGATTCGATATTCGTAATTTTAATTTCGCCACTTTCTTTTGTAGCAAGTGATTTCTTGATACTTGAGATACGCCCTTCCACAACTAATGAAGGTTCAAAGCTGTTATCAACTACTACTACTGTATCTCCAATGTTGATTTCTTCCGGCAACAAGCTAATCGATACATCATACGTCACTTCTGGATGGTTCCACTGTTTTAATTTGATAACAGATTCTGTCATCAACGCTTGTGGAGTTTTAGCCTCACTTTCATAACGCTTAACGATTCCTCCACCACCAGGAGCGTATCCTGCTCGTTTCCATCTTGCTACCGCATCATAGTCGATTAAATAAATCGAATTTTTCGAAGAACGAATATTCCCTTCGTTGTATTCAACGCCTGCCAATGTAATCCCGTCAGCACCAGTAGCTACAATCGTAGTCGCTAGGTTTTCAATCGAGATAGTTCGCTTAACGTTTGAAACTTCATTTCCGACTTCTAAGCGGACTTTCTTGTCTTCTCCAATCTTCTTGCAGATGTGAATTAGTTTTCGATGTATCTTTCCATGAACGAATTCGAAGTCATAAGCTATTTCAGCATCAAAACGTCTCACTAACTGTCTAAGTCTCTTAGTAGCAGTGTCAGTTCCTTCCCACTCAAGTTTACGAGTTGTTGTTTCTGAAATTTCGTTGATTCCAATTTCCCATCCAGAGTCAATTGTAAATTCTGCGATGTAATGAGTGATTGGATAGCTCTTGTCTGCTGAGTAAGGTGGCACTTGTTCACCTAGAAGGTCAAGTCCTGCATCCTCAGCGTAAATCGTTTTAGAGTCTTTATCCTCTTCAATTCGCATAATTTCAAACGAACGTATCTTGCTGCCATCTTTGACAATCAAATAACATCCTACGTTGATTTTTTCAATCTCAGGATCACCGATTTTATCAACTGTAAATTGATAAGTTCCGATACCAGTGTCCAGGTCTTGTTCAAACCAATCGTTGTATGCAAAAAGTCCGTCAGCCAAGTCAAAGCTCAACTGACAGACAATATCATACTGTCTATTCGTAACCGTAATCATAACCAACACTCCCTATAGACACATTTAATACTTGGAACAGCTTTATTCCCGTCAGCACTAATCTCTATTTGAGTTGTTCCTGGTAAAATCCCAAAAACTTGACTGGCAGGATTAATGTATTTTCTTTTCCCGTTAATAAGGAACGTGTTGCTTTCTGATTCAAACCGAACAACATCACCTGTTTTGATAATATCCTCTCCGTTCTCATATCCATACTGTACAGCTTTCCCATTTGGATGAGCTAAAGCAATCATTTTGTATGGTGAACTCGCTATAAACGTATAAATAGGATAAGTAGGAGCTGTTCCGTTATTTTCAACAGTCAACTTTCCACCAATTACTGTTCCATTCTTCTCTGCGGTTGAATACGCCACTCCTTTTGGAATTAAGAATTGCAGTTGCAACTCAGCGCCTCTCACAGAGCTTGTAGGAATGATTTCACCAGTCAAAACGGCTTCATAGTATCTTGTAGGCTGATCTTTGAAAATTAATTTTTGATTCGGTACAGAGAAAACACGGTTCAATACATCAATCGTTTGTAACACATCGTGTTTAACAGTGACTCTAACCGTAATAGTTTTTTCTGCGTATTCCCTTTTAATAAATCTTTTTTGTTTTACAACGTTGGTAACGAGAGGTGTCATAGCACGTTCTACTTTGTTAATAATTATTAAACTCGATAAATCTTGTCCATTGTAAATCATGTTAATTCACCCCTCGCTCTCATCATTCTTCTATCATTAAGTTTGTTATATCCGTTTACAACATCCGTTAATTTACGACCATCTAGATAAGTGTTGTTGTCTTTCTCTAGAATCTTAAGCAATACTTCGATAACCACATCAAGTTTCGAATCGTGTCCGATTGGTTGGACAGTTGCATTTTTCAAAACAGGATCTTGCATATTGGATAAAGATGTGCCGTAGCTTACTGAATAGTCGACTGGAATTTGTGGAATAGACTCTGGAATAACCGCGTCTATCATGTTTTCACTAGCCTTCGCAACGTTATCAGCTTCATTGTTAATCCCGATGGCTAAACCTTCGCCAGTAAACTTACCAATCTCTTTAAATACTCTCGATGGAGAGTGAATTCCAAGCAAGCCTTTAGCAAAGTCAATTGCGCCTCCTACAACGTTTTGGATAGTACTAACGACGCTCCCAGCCATACCTGCAATACCTTCTACTAACCCTTGGATGATATTCATCCCGATATCGTATAGGTTAATACCAGATAAGAAACTAATAACATCATTCCAAATACCGCTAATCTTTCCAGGAATTTGGCCAAAGAACTCTCCAACAGCAGATACGATACTGCTAAACATTTGAGATGCGATATTGAACATGTTACTTACGCCGTCTGCAACAACTTGGTAAGCTGAACTTACAAATCCGCTAATAGCACCAACGATAGCACTCCAAATAGAAGACGCTACATCCAAAATACCTTGCATAATGGTTCCGAATGTTTCTGACATCCCAGTGAATATGTTAACGACGTATTGAACCAATGTATCTACAAATGCAGATACGATCGTACATAATGATTCCCATATCGTTTGTGCTGCAGTAGAAATATTGGTCCAAATTTGACTAAGAGTGCTTGCCACTCCTTCAAAATTACCTGTTAACAGTTGTAATAGAACTAACACCGGTCCGATGATGACGTTCTTTATGATTTCCCATGCTGCGCCTGCTGCAGTTGAGATAGCATTCCAAACGGTACTAATATAGTTTTTAATCAATTCGAAATTAGCTTTAATCGCATTAATAATCGGCTGAATAATAGGCATTACGATTCCAAGGAACGCATTCCACGCTTGTGTAGTTATATTCGTGATAGAAGTCCATAAATTACTGAAGAACTCTGTTAAGCTATTAACTACTGACGTGACAGCGTCTACGACACTTTGCCACGTTTCAGAAGCCCAACTAGAAATACCACTCCACAAACCTGTTAAGAAGCTCATGAAATCTTGCCATACTTGTTTGCCTGTTTCGGTTTGTGTGAAGAACCAAATCAAACCTGCTGTTAATGCCGCAACTGCTGTAACAATCAGCATAATTGGGTTCGCATTTAAAACAGCGTTAAAGATTCCAAATGCTCCGCTTGCGCCCATTGTTGCCGCTGCATTCGCCGCTTCTGCAGCAGTTAAAGCACCAGTACGAACAAATTGCGCGAGCATTAATCCGTTTGTGATTGCTAATACTGCTTGGCGTGCAACTTCAATACCTCTGACTACTCCTACAACTATTTTGTAACCCGTATATGCTGCTGCAATACCAACCACTGTTGATTTAAGTAAATCCATAGCCGTTTGGTTGCTAGAGATATATCCAGTCAAATCTTTAACCCAACCGGTAGCATCCCTTATGAAACCACTTAATGTTTCGAATGCTCCACCAACAGTGTTAATGATGTCCTCTACCGTTACAATTTTAAATAGATCATCAACAAAACTTCCGATGATTGCGGATACGTTACTAACGACTCCTCCGATGTTATCGAAAGCCAGTTTCAAATTCTCAACAACCCTACTAAATATTTCCTGGACTTTAGCAAACGCGTCGGATTCAACAACGCCTTTAATAAATTGCTCTCCACTGTCTTTCAATTGCAAGAATCTGTCTTTTAGTTCGCCAACAAAGCCTGTTAAGTTTTGCATAGCTACAACAAGGCTGTCTAAAACAACTGAACCAATTGTGGCTTTGAAGTCTTCCCACGTTTGTTTCAAGTTGCCCATGACGTTTTCCCAACCATCAGCTTCACGAGACGCTTGCCCCATTGCCCCTGATACTTTGTTGGCATCTTCATACATTTGTAAGAGTACTTCTTGTTGTTGTAACCCTGATAATTTCGAATATTCCTTACCAAACAATTCTGTCGCTTTGGCATTACGAGTCGTTTCAGTAGATAAGATTCCTAAATTATCTGCGACCTGGAAGTTACCTTTTAAGTAACTCTTTAAGGTCTCAGTCGTTTCTTCTAATGACTTATCGTAGAAAGCTGCAGTGTCAGCCGCTGCTCTTGTAGCACGAGAGGTAAATTCCATCGCTTGTGTGGTATCCATTCCAGCTACTTTTGCGAATGATGCAATTTGGTTAAAAGCTGGTTTAATTCGCGTTGGGACCGCTCCGACTTCTTTAGCTACGCTGTTTAAAGTTTGTTCTGCAGTGTCAACAATCCCATCAAATACTTGTTCGAACTGTGCCTGAGTAGCCTTAGCGGATGCTGCTGCTTCGATTGACATCTTTCCGAAGTCTATTAATTTTCCTGCAGCAAACACTCCTGCAATGACTGTAGCGGTTTTCTTAAAGAAACTAGACAGCTTATTGCTTGTCTGTTCCCCTTTTCTCGTTACACCGTCCAGTTCTTTCTCAGCGTCGCTTCCGCGGATTCCGATTGTCCCAAACAGTCTAAATATCTCACCCATCTTCCTTCACCCCCATGCTCATAATTTGTTCCGCTAAACGAATAGCATCTTCTTCTTCAGTTCGACTCATAGTTTTCCCGTCAACTAAAGACGGTTTAATCTTGCTCAATCGTTCTTGTTTGAAAGAATTGAAATCTTGTTCGATATCTTTCGCTAACCACAACTCCCACAACTTCTCTTCTGCTTCCGCTTCAAAAAGATAAGCTAAAAAATCCAACGTCTCTTCCATGCTGTAAGTAGATAAAAGAGCAGTTGGATTTGAATAGCGTTTGAATAATTTATCTTTTAAAGCGTGTTGCCCGAGCCTAAGATTGAGGAGATAGATGTTAAAAAATCCTTCAACTCTGGTTTCTTGAAGAATTTCACTAATAATTGAGTATAGTCAACAAAGTTTAATTCCTGAATTTCCTGAATTGATGTGTTCGTTAAGTCAGCAAGGAAAGTATTAATGTCTAATTTGGCTTTATTAATATTTGCAAGGATTGTTTGAATTAACCCTGCAATCATTTGCATGCCACGTTTTTCTAGTGCTTTTTCTTGCTTTTCTTTTTCTGCTTTTGTTGGTTTCTTAGATAAATGGCCTAATAATTTGCTATCTTTTTCTTGTTGTTTTTCAAACAATTCTACAAGATCATCTTTAATATCTAATTTCCCAATGATAGAAAGCATTGAAAACATATCGTCTCCACGTAATTCTCTTAACTCCATAAATTATTCCTCCGATGCGTTTGGATAATAGATTTTAACTGGTGCTACACGGTTTGCAACATCTTCAGCGTTAGCGTGAGCTTCGAATTTCATTGTAATTACTGCTTCAGAATTATCTTTAGTGTTAAATTCTAATCCGCTTGTGCAAAGTGCGTTATATAGGACTACAATGATTGGTTTTTTACTTCCAGACATCACACCGACTAATGCGATGTTGTCGATATAATCGCCATCTTCGAGCCTATCTTTCAATTGAACGATATCCCATCCAGCTGGATTTTCAGTTCCGTTTCCAGTTTCTTTTTTACCATTTAACGCTAAACGGATATTCTCAGCAGTAATTTCTTTAACGTTAACTTCTAGTGTTGCTTCTGCTTTATCAATGATTTTTTGACCTTTTGCAGGAGTGAACACACCATCTACTTCAATTGTTCGGTAAGTCGTTACAATCGACACTTTATTGCCGTCTGAAGTAGCCCCTAATAGTTCACCTTTCCATTTCTTTCCAGAAGCATCCCATTCGATATTCTTATAAATTGCCCCAGCGTCAACCAGGTAATTTTTAGGCGTATCGACTGTATATCCTGTACGTTTCACCTCTGTTTTTGCCATTTCTTATTTCCTCCATTCTGTTTGAACACTTAATCTAACATTACGACGCTTCACGGTATCTGAGCCTGTGTTCACTTTGTTTGAACCCACAAAACGAAAGTTTACATACAATTCTTCCGTTAGTTTCAGCATTCCGTTGAAGTGTCGTTTGATTTGTTCCTCTAATTCCAACACCCGTTTATACGAAGTGTTAAAATCAAAAATATCAATTTCAATCGTAATTTCATCTCGCTCACGAGTAATATTCTCACGATCATAATCGTAAGTAAGATATGGATACACCACCTTGTCTTTTCGATTCTTCTCATGAAAGCATTCTTTAGTGATCGTGGATAGTTCCGATTGAAGTAATTTTGCAAAATCTAACATTACTAATCACCAAAACTTTCTAAAAATGTTTGAGCGATAATGTCCTGCGCACGTTTTTTGTTTTTCTTAAAGGCAGGACGTATAAAAGGTTGTGGCTTGTTACCATACGTGAATACTACCTTCCCGTCTGGACTTCGATATAACCATCCGCCTTTTCGACCTAATCCATTCTCAGCAAATTCACCAGTCCCAAACTCAACGAATACGGAATACTCAACGTTTGTTCCTACAAACATTCGTACATCGCCACCATACTCTTTCACGATTGTCTGTATACTATCTCTTAATTCTCCAGTATCCACCGTTGCTAAAGCTTGGCACTGGGAACTAATCAAGTTTCCAACTCTCGTTAATGCTTTAAACGAAACTTCACGCAGTTCTCTCTTGGTGCGTTTGCTATAATCCTCGAAACGAAAACTACCCATTTAGTACACCTTCATAAGTCACGTAAATTTCGTTGTGGTGGTGTTCGCCTACAGGGTCATCACAGTATGTTATCGTGTACCAACGATTAGAAGAGTCAACTACACGCATTGTGTCCTTGATGCCTTCAGTAAACGTTGGGATAATTAATACATGAGTGGAACGCTCCACGATTGCGTTTTGCGTCGTATTTGAAGCGTTAGAACCAGTTAACATATCAATCCAACCTGTTACGGTCATTACCGTATGCCACTCATCCTGTGAGCCTCCAATATCATCATCAACATAACTCTTTTCTTGTATTTCGAATTGAAACATCATGCCCACCTCAATCGTCTGTATTTGTCTAAGAAACTGTAAAGAGAAGATGGTAATCCATCAATATTGTCATTAGCATTCACGTCATAGTAAGTCGTGCTCATGCGTGAGACTGTTTCTGACTTAATACCGAGCTTGCCTCCCATCTTCACACGATAGCGCAAGATGTTTTTCAATCCAAACGCGATATCTGAAGGGTACTCCACTTTTGTAACAATTGCTTTATGATTGACATCCTCAATAAAATCAGAGCCTTGAACATAAATTTTGTTACCTGAAATAGAATCAACAACATATAACCCGTCATTGTAGATAGAATCATTGATTTCGATGGTATCACCTACGCGAACACCTTTGAGAGGATGTCTCATCTCGATAACATTTTCGTGAAAGGATAGCGACTGATTACGAATACTTCTGTTTTGGAAATTATTATTCGTTAAATTACGAATCGTTGTCTCATAAGCGTCTAAATCCGCTTTTGAAATAGACTTGTCGATTTTCATCGCTTCTGATAATTGAATAATCATACTCTCTCTCCTTAAACAAAAAGGAAAGAGGAGTAGTTACTCCCCTTTGCCCTTATTAGTGCCTTTCGTTTCTTCTACTTCTTCTACTTCTTCTACTTTTACTTCTTCAAATCCATCATCAAGCAATTTTTCAATGATCACTTCGTTGTCCGTCTCACGGATAACATTTAAATTTTTGAATTTTCGCATTTAATAACCTCCTATTATGCTGGTTTTACATTTACGAACACTTTCTCAAGTTTCGCTTTTGGAATCCATAAATCATGGAATTTACGGTAGTCTGTTTTCCAAGCGTCTGCAGCTTGGTTAACTGTTGGGTCGAACACACGCACTTTATCAGTCTTAGAAACTGCCACAGGAGCGTCTTTAGCACTGATAATCCAGTTGATAGCCTTGCTTGAAGAATCTTTTACAAAACCACCTTTTTCTTGTCCTGATGTTTTACCATCGTTGAATTTGAACGCTGTTTGTAATAAGTCTTGACGAGCACGAACGATAGCATTGTCATTGAATGATACAACACGAGCGTTCATGTTACCTTTAGCTAATTGTGTTGTAGACATATAATTTTTAGCACCTTCAGCGCTTGCTAATAATGATGCTGTTGTTGGAGACATTGTAATTACTACGTCAGTTACTCCTGTAGCTTCTTCAATAGCAGTTAAGTCTTTTAATAATTCACTAATGATATTGTCAGCAGTAAGTGCAACTTCTCTAGTTTTTGAAGCTTCAATTGCAAGTGACGCAATCTTAGAGTAACGGTAAGCATCGATTTCTGGAATTACTTGTTGTTTTTGGAATTCGCTCATAACTGCTGAAGCAGTAGCCACGAAGTTAGTTTGGTCAACATCCATTGAATCAAGTGTGAATGATCGTCCACGGTCTTGAGTTAATTTGTATGGATTCCATTTCAAATCAACAGAACCAGTTGTGAATCCATTGCTGCGATCATAGTTTGCTAATCCGTCTGTTAATAGTGTAGCGATTTTAACTTCGTCTCCACCTTCATATTTGATAAATTTGTCGTTTGCTTCCATCCAACCTGTTGTAGATTCTTGAGTTACTTGTTGGTCAAGTAAAGGTTGGAAAATTTTTGAATATTCTAATGTGTTTTCCATATATTTTTACCTCTTTCTTATTGTTATTATTTTGTTTCTTCTAACCCGAAGGCTTTTGCAGCTTCAGCAAAAGCTTTGTCAAATTCAGATACTGATTCTTTACTGTCGTCTAATTTAGTATCTTCAACTTTGTAGCCATTTGATGAAGGTTGTGCTTCATCCTTGAAAAATACTGGCTTGGATGTACGTAAATCATTAATCTTGTTATCTAAATCTTTAACATTGCCTTGTTCGTCTGCTTCTAACGTGCCTAGTAAATACAATCCATATTCCACATCAGAAATGCCGGCTTTTTCAAGAGCAGAACGAGCTTGATAATTCATAGCGTTCGTTTTCTCTTGCGCTTCTAACTCTGCAATACGTTTTTTATATTTTTCTAGTTGCGTTTGTAATTCTTCGTTCCCTTGGCCGTCTTGATTGTCTTGACCGCCTTTGCTGTTATTTTTTAGTTCGCTAATTGTCGCATTTGCGGTTCTCAATTGCTCACTTTTTTCGTTAAAAACAGTTTTAGGAACTGCTTGTTTAGGAAATTCACTCTTAATCTCTTGCTCTGCAGTAGCTAAATCAATCGTGCCATCTTCCTTTTGGTATTTCTTTAGAATGTCAATAATCCATTCCATTTTTATCCCTCCAATTTTATGCTGATTCCAACAGCGGATATATTTTTGTGTGCTTATACTCCACATGAGTCGTAGGTAGTTTATTGACTTGCCCAGGTCAGTTTTGTTGCAACAAAAAAGGACACAACCTTTCAGGTTGTATCCTTAAACTTTTTTATTTATTTTTTTAATAATCGAAATGAAAAATCTCGTTTTCTTCAAATATCCTTTCGTACTCTTCATTCAATTCTAGAATTTCTTTAGGCGTATCTGGTTTGAATTTTTCTTTAGAAGTATAACTCTCAGTATACCAAGGACTTATTAGATGATATAATTCTGCTTCTCTTTCTGTCATGGCTCTCATTACCAGTACCCTCCTTCTAAAAGACCAACAATAATATCAGCTAAAGCATGTGATTTTAAAATAGAAAGCGTGTATGCTTCCGAAAGAATCTCATTTGTTTGATTTAGTTGACCTGAATTTTTTTCATAATGTCTATAAGCATAACCACTAATATCTCTAGCAATATTATAATGGTTTTTATCAATCATATCAAGCAGTTTCGCATTAAATTTACGCTTTGCTTCAGCATAACTTACGCCATTTTGCTTTGCGTATTGATTTACGTATTGATATTGTTGATAATGCCCAAATTCATGAATAATCGGACTCATAGAATCGTCATCTACTGCAAAGTACTTCTTGTATTTGCTATCTTTTCTTTTAGTACTGTTTGCAGTCTTCAGACGTTTTATTATTGCCTTATGACTAGGAGTAGTTGCATCTAAGTACATCGTGTTTGTACTTGGTGAATACGAACCAAACGCGCTTGGTCTTCCTAGGTCCTTCTTAGCATCCATCAGAACAATACGAGGCTTCTCAGCACCGATTGGTAAATCTAGCAGCTTTAGTGCTTTATCTACCTGTTTTTCGTAATAATTGATGCTCTTCTTAGTCCCTTTCAAGCTATCAGACACATACATGTCATGGTTTGAAGTTAGTACCTTACGACCACTGAAACTGACTTGCTCATCCTTAATAGTTCGTTTACTACCCAATTGATGTGTCTTCATGTTCTTTGCTTTCATGTAGTCATCGTCATCGGACATCAAAAAGCGACGTTCATCAATGTCTTTTTTCCACTGATCATACGTTCTAAACGATATCTTCTCTCCAGTCTCGTTATCTCTTCGATAATCTGGATTGATTCCATCCACAATCGTGATAGTAGTGCAGCGGCAATTGATGTCCATACCAGCTACACCAAAACATCTTGGTCCGATAGCTTTGTATCCGTCAGACACAAAGAATTCATCAATCTTCACTCTTTGACCATCCAAATGGCCGTGAGATTTACGAGTTTTCCTATCCAATGCAGCAAGCCATTGCTTTTGCAAGTCACAGCCTACTTTTTCCATCTCTTCATACGAATTCTGTCTTGCTTGCGTTCGCATCCGTCCGCCTTCAGTGCGTGCGATTCGTAAAGCTTGCCTGTAATTCGCTTCTGAGTTACTTGATATTACACTGGCTATTTCAGCGTATCCATGTCCTTGCAATATTCCAGAGGTGATTGCGCCCTGGGAACGATTCGCTAATCTGTTTCGAGCTTTATACAATCGCTCAGACAATGTTTTACTAGCAACTGGTCGTCTTACTGCTGACCTAATAACATCATCGGGAAGAAACGCAATCGGCAAATCTGCTTGTTGCGATTCTTCCACAGTGTAGTATCCACCGTAATAACCTGTTTCGAACTGTTCTTGTTTGAAATTTTCGATTACGGTTTTAGTTTGAGGATATACCTCTTGGAGTTTTTCAACGATCTCGTCTGTCAATTGTTTTAACCTACCAGTTTGTTGTTGTTTCCAATAAGGTAAATCCTCATACTCATCGAGATATGCTTTCAATTTACTCTTAACGTCTTTCAACGTGTCCGAGTAGATGTGATACAATTCCCTATTCATCCTCAGGTCTTGAGTCTTCTCCAGTTTCTGTAGTTCCTGTTCCCACTGATTCATCGTTTTCACCTACTTCTAAATCTGCCTCAATAGCTTTGCGAACTTCTTCAACGTCTAAGTCCCATTGCTTACAAATCATATCAATAACAGTATCTTCTCCTAAATAAGGAGCGCTTGATACAATAGCATTGATAAGCGTTTGTTTCGTTTCCGCTTCTAGTTTGTCGATGTTCGCAATATCCGATTCGTTAACAATCATTTCTGGTTCAATCAGAATTTGAATTCCTTCTGTTGTGTAATTCGTTTGATTCAATCGGTTGATATCGTCAATAATCGCATGCAACGCCCATTTCAATAAAGAACGTAAGCGAATCTCTACTTTGCGACACTTCATTTCAAGAAGCGTATATCGTGATTTAATCACCACATTCGTTACATTCCCATCTCCAGTTTGAGAATTGTCAAACCCCATACCGAATTTGTAAATCGCTTCTTTGTCGATTTCCAATTTCGCTTTTCGTGCTTCAAAAGGAATATCGAACGTCTTCAAGTCAACGTTCCCTTTATTGTCTGGATTACCTACGTTTACAATTCCACGAGCTTTGATGTTTTGGCGCAGTTCTGAAAGATTCGTTCCACGGAATCCCGACACAACATAAATCGGTTTATCATAATCCATTAAGTTATTGGATAAGAAACAAGCCATCAAATCATAATCATCAATCAACGCTTTAATCGGCGCTAAGTCCGACTTCTCACTGTGATTATTGGATAATTTGTAAAACGGAATGCGTCCATAAGTACGTGTTAAATAAGTTCCGTTATCCGCTTTTGCAACTACGTGTGGTTTTGGGTTTTTCGGACGGTCTTTATCAAAAATCAATTTGCCGTTGCGGTCCGTTTTGAAATACGTCACATTCTCATCCGTCCAACGTTCTGCAAACATTACATCTAGCATTTTATTCTCGACTTGCATTTGTTTCTTGTAATAACGAATAACTGCGATTTCATCATATGTTTCATCATACACCATGAATGTCTTCAAGAATCTTGAGACTTGGAAACATAACTTGTCATCCGCATTCGTTCTCATATAAGCATAAGTCGCACCGCTGATGGATACATCTTCTAATAATTCTGAAACAAACAGTTGAAAATCTTCATCAGCATATTCATTAATCAAACGCTGTAGCTCGTCATTTTCTTTCACTTCAAATCTAACCGGATTGCTTAACAAGTAATTCACTTTCTGGTCTATCAATTCAGTGAAGAAGCTATGCGGAATCTGAACATTCGTAGCATACTTATCTTCTTTCATAACGCCGTTATCGTCCAAATAGAAGATACGATTGTTTTTAATATCATGATCACTTTCGTAATATCGGTTAGCTGTCTGAGCTGCTGAATAGGATTCTTTCCCTATCTGCTCTTTGATAGCCGTATCAATTGCTTTAGCAGCAATCTCATAATCTTTACTCATAATTTCTTCGATTTTTATTTCAATCACCCCACAAATCCATTTCTTCTCGTAACGTTTGAATACAATGCATAACGCAACGCATCCATAACGTCATCAAACACCTTAACAGGCAATCCTGTTTTTTCATCCCATGCGTACTGATAAACTTCTTCATCGAAGCGAGGGATAGCGTTTCTTAAAATAAATAATTTATTCGTCTTGAAGCCTTTCGCTACGACTTCAATTCCAGATAAGATAGATTTATCAGCGTTAAATGCGTTCAATCCATCATTCCACAATCTATTTACATGCTCTGGACGTGCAGAATCGCAATAGAATGGAATGTTATCACCGTATTTATCAGCATATTCTCTTGCTTTTAACGCCCAAAAATCAATATCTTTATGCTTTGCAGCACAACCATCTACTAAATACCAGGTCCCGTCATCCGTTTCTCCAATAACGACCATCGCTCCGTAGTGCTCGTATCCCCAGTCGACACCTACAAAATAATTATTGATTTTCTCATAAGGAACATCGTCCACATAATGAACTTCACGGTTGAAGTCTTTGTATACAGCACCTTGACCGATAACCCAAAGGCCCTCAATATCTCTATCCCAAAACACTCCTGAAGGAGTAGCTTTCTTGATGCTCTCACGGTATCTCTTCGATAAGAAAGTATTATCATCCAGTTTAAAATGCTCGTTGATGATATTCTCACTCTCATTATCAATATAATCACGTTTTAACCAGTGATTAGGGTTGTCAGGGTTTGTATCTGCCACAATCCGAGCACCTTCACCAGAGCAACGTGAAACAATTTCTTTAAACACTTGTTCTTTTGCTAATGACGCTTCATTAACGTATGCTCCGAACGCTGTCATCCCTCGAATGTTTCCAAGGCCTGAAATCGTTCCAGTGTATGCTTGGATGATTTTAACCCCAAACAATCTAAAACTGTTGTGCTTATCGACTTTGAATTCCATGCCGTAGCGATTGTATAGCTCTTGCAATACGTTGTTTTGAATCGTCCGGCTTGATACTCCTGCTAGGATGTATTGAGGTTCTGCAATGCCTAATTCATTCGCGATCTTACGAACACGAACTAACTCTTGCAGGAACACGTCATTGTTTAATACTGTTTTTCCTGAACGTTTAGCACCATGCAGCACGCAAATAAACCAATCAGAAGCACGAAGGCGTTTTGCGACTTGAATTTGCTTAGGAGTGTATACATCACGTAAACTCATCCAGTTCATCTCCTAACTTATTCAAATACTCTGCAACTTTCGATTCGTTGCTTTCATCCATCTTCGTTACTTTCGACTTAAGAACCTCAATCTCTTGTTGAAGTTTCTCGTTCACTAATTCTTCCCCAACAACCGCCATCTTATTCATGCCTTCAAGTGCGTTCACAAAAGCATTTGAATTAGCTTGACGAACACCTTGCAGTTTAATATCTTCCTTTGCTTGATTCTTAAGCCATTCGTACTCGTTAAAGGCTTGTTCTCTGGACCAAAGAGCCATGTTTGAGAATTGTTTTAGCAGTTCACGATACCTAACCGAAACCTCACCATTTTTTAGCAATTCACTAGCTTTATTATCGACAACGTTATCTTTCCATTTTTTAGCTGACGGATAAGCTTTTCTATACGCTTGCCTTTGAGATTGTCCAGCGACGAGTTGCTGAACAAATAACTCTTGTTTTGTTGTTAACTTACTCACTCACTGAACCACCTCCCAATGAATACATAAAAAAAGAGCCGTTCAGAACGACTCACACATTTTTTTAAATAAAAAACCTATTGAGCTCATCACCCAATAGGTAAAAATAAAAGGATTCGAAACCATGAGCAGAAAAAAATATCTTTCTTACACCATTTCACACTAATAATATATCACGTTTTTCTCGTGACAGATACCGTTTTCTGTCACTACTAAAATTTTTCGCCTAATTTTACAAGTAGCAGCTCACACGCTAGGTTGCAAGCGTTCATGATGACATTTCGATTCGTGAAGTGTTTTTTTGCCAGTGAACGATAATCATATACATCGTCGAAATAATATTCTGCGACATACTCTTTTTGTTTATCGTCGAGTTCTTCGAGAGTTTCTTCTACACATCGCTTCCAAAAGAGACGATTCTGAATGTATTTATCACTCTCAAAACGAATGAGTTCGCTTTCCGCTGCTTTCGAATTTTTACCCTTCGCACGAATCCATGCATTCACATCTTCTTCTTTGCTGCATAGTAAATCGAACTTTCTTGAGTTAATTTCTCTGTCATAGTATGGATATTCCCTAAATCGAATCTCAGCAATTTTCTTATCTTTCATTCAATCCCTCCATTTCAAGAATTTGATTGAAGATGCTCTTCACTAAACTGATAGGGATGTTCGAGCGATTGTTGTATCCATTCATAAGTTTGAAATTGATGTCACTTGGTTTGTTCCCTGTTTTCAATTTTAGCTCAATATTGGATTTGAATCTTGTTGGTTTCTGAATTGGATAACTATCGTATTGATTGTAATGAGCCAAATTGTCATACGGGATTTTGAATCCAAGAACTCTGTCGATATAGTCCCATATCTTCGAGCTTGCAGGATTCTCAATGACATAATATTTAGGATTGTATCGTTTAATAATTTGAATCAAATTGTGAGTACACAATTCACCATTGATTCTCTTGACGATTTGTCTTTCTGGTTTGAATTGATATCGCTCGTAGTCATTGAAGTCTCTGATTGTGAATGGGCTTAGTGGAATTTGTGGTTCGAATAAGCAATCGTCTGCCCGTTCTTGCTTCCAACATGCATTCCCTTTATCCATAGACGATGCAATCGACCACGACTCGCAAGGAGGACTTGCAATGATGAGATCCGGACGAGGGAGCTTGTCAAGAGTCTCATAGAGCTTGTTGTCCCCAAAGAGGTACGAATAATCAGCAAGATTCAAGTGAATGAAGTGATTGTTCTTGTTTTCGATATCCAATCCCACCGAATAGATAGTCATCTTTTGCCCCCCCCTCATTCAGCTCTCGAACTCCTTGAGCATAGCAGCCATTGCCACTATCAAACAATGCCCATACAATCATTCAATCAACCTTTCTAATCTATCGACTTGAAATCCCGTCCAAGTTTTGTTTGGGTCTTCAAATTCGTCATCAATCACCACAACAGGGAGCGATGTGAATCCATAGTGTTTGATTAATTCAAATGCTCCTGGATTCGCTTCGATGTCCACATTTTCGTATTTGATTTTGTTTTGGTCGAGATACATCTTTGTGTACATGCAATCCATACATCTAGGCTTAGAATAAACTGTCAACATCAGTTAAACCCTCCTCGAATGATACTCCTGCTAAGTGTACATAATTGAATGCTGCACTTTTCTTTTTATGATTCGATGCACTTACATAGTCAAAACACAATACTGTGAAAAAGTTCGTGCTAAATCTTACGTTCGATACATTTTCAAATTTAAGAGTTTCTTTGTTGCTTCCATCTTTATTGATGTGATAAGCTTCTACAACATCTCTGTCTACAGGGATTAGAACTTTAGCAGCTTGTTTTATTTGTTTAACTTCTCCATTTTTAGTAAGGAAGTGAATGTCAAAAATACTATTATCTTTTTTATCAATTCCAGGTACTTCTTTTGGTTCTACCGCTAACTCTTTTACAGATTTGTCTAATCCTGCTACAGGGATAGTTACTTTAACAGGAGTAGAATTATCATTATCAGAGAAAGTGACATAAGCACCATCTTTTGAAGTTTCAACTCGGCTACCTTCAGTTAAGAATTCAGCAGGAGAATCTGGGAAATTAAGGTCTAATGTTACATCAACTTCACTACCTTCTTTATTTTGTTTTGAAACAACTGTAGTTTTTAATTGAACTTTGTCTAGTAATTTATCAGTTGTAAATGATACTTCTTTTTGCGTTTTTTCTAGATTTGTTATTGTAGCTTCAGTACCGTTGTGAACAATTTTAGAAAATTGGAAGTTAGTTCTTTTTGTAATAAATGTGTTCCCTTTTTCTTCTTTTACTTTAAATGTATATTTATATTTATCACCAACTTTTTCTACAGTAACATCTTTTTCAAATAGATTAGCATATGTAGATAATTGAGAATTATCTTTTTGATATTTAAGTTCACCTTTAACTGTAGTAGGGAAGGTATTAGGTATTTTGTCATATACTACTTCATGATCAGGAACTACAGGTGCTTCTGGTTTTTTGTTTTCTTCTGGTTTAGTTGGAGTTGTAGGTTTAGCAGGTTTAGTAGGCACTGTAGGTTTTTCTTCAACAACAGGTTTTTCTACAAAATCTCTAGCAGTTTCATAGTATAACTCTAATGTAGTGTCATGTTTTGTAGGATTTTTTTGTCCAGGATAAACATTAGCACCAGTAAGTTGAATTTTTTGTAATAGTTTATCAGCTACTATAGTGATTTCTCTAATTTTTCCAGAAGGTGTAAGTTTTTTCTCAGCTAAAGTAACATCTTTGTATTGAAGATAAGATAATTCAAAAGCATATAATTCTCCACCAACAGTTGCAATTCCAGGTTTAACTCTTATAGTATAATGATATTTTTCTCCGACTTTTTCTACTTTAACATCATGGTCTAAAGCAGCATTGTAAAGAGATTCTTCTTTATTATCAATAGCATTTCTAAAGTGCCCTTGGACTGTTATAGGAAGTTGTTTTTTTAATTCCTTAGTATAAGGTACATCTTGGTAAATATTTTTATCTGTAGATATATTGTAATCAGATAAATCATTCTTTTTATTGAAATTTAAGGCGAAAGTCATAGGATGAGTCATTTTGCCCATTCCTGGATATGTAGTAGCTCCTTTTAATTGAATTTTATCAAATAATTCACTAGTTGTTAGAGTAACTTCTTTAATTTTTTTCTCTGCATCTAACACTTTAG